GTCGTTATCAACGTCCAGCAGAAGTTCGGCACTGCGCTGCTGGACGGCTTCCCCCGTCTGAGCATTCACTTCCAAACGGAAGAGTTCCTGAAGGGCGCACCGCTGGACCAGATGAATTACGCCACCGCAGGCGTTAAGAACGGTATACTGACGCCAAACGAGGGCCGTGCGTATCTGGGCAAAGCCAAGCACGAGAGCCCCGAAGCGGATGACCTCCAAGAGCCCAAGGCGGGCGCAGATGGCATTCCGGGCCAGTCGCCACAAGACACGGGTGGCGGTGGCAATAAAGACACGATTGGCAGGACTGGCCGAGCCGGTAGCGCCTGACCCACACCACAGGACAAAATCACGCTTAAAATGTGGGCATTAACACGCAGGGGCTACCCATGACCAAGAATGTGCAAATCGTCTGTGAAGCCAAAGTCTCACTGGGCCAGCAAGCCGACGAGGGCAAGCAACCCACGGGCGTTATCGAAGCAACGTGGACGACGTGGGGTGCCCGAGAGGGCGCAGACGGGCGCAAGTTCTTCTACAAGCCCGAAGGCTTTGCCCAGTGGGCCGACGAGTTTAAGAAGGATGGCCGTCCGCTGCCCATGTTCGTGAACCATGAGGGCCAGCAGATCCCCGTTGGCGAATGGACGGACCTGACCATGGACGAAGACGGCATGTCTGGCACGGGCCGCATCTTCATGAACACCACCATGGGCCGCGACCTCTACACGGTCATGCAGGAGAGCCCCCGTATGTTCGGCGGTGTCTCCGTGGGCGCATACGCCGACGAGTACCAGTGGGTGACGGCTGAAGGCGATGTGTTCCCCGCTGGCTCTGCCGACGTGTGGGACGAGGGCTACTTCCAGATCACCAAGGGCGGTCTGCGTGAAGTCTCCGTCGTTATGTACCCGAACAACCCGAGCGCGGAAGTGTCGAAGCTGGAGTACTTCCGGCCCGATGGTTCCGCCGATTTAAAGATCATTGAGCGAGCCTTGCGTGATGCAGGACTGGCCAAGGAAGACGCGAAGGTAGCCGCGTCTGTGTTCAAGGGTGTGGTCGCGCAGCGGGATGCTGCCGGTAACGCCCCTGAGTCCAAATCCGAACAGCGGGATGCCAGTGAGGACGCGGCTAAGGTGGCCGAGCTTTTGCGCGAACTTCAACAGCGCGAACTCTTGGCCGAAATCTCCAAACGTGTTTAAGGACAAATCATGATCAAAGAAGTCATCGAGAAACTGGACGGCATCAAAGCGTCCACCGAAGCCCAGATCGCGGAAGTTAAAACCGCTGCTGAAGCTCAAGCTGCTGCCGCCAAGGAAGCCGCCGTCGCTGCCGTCGAGTCCGTCAAGGTCGAGATGCAGGAAACGGTCAAGGCTCTGGAAGCCAAGGTCGCTGAGATTGGCGCTCCCGCCATCGTCAAGCTCGAGAAGTCGGTTCGCTCCGATGTGAACAAGAAGGTCAAAGAGCAACTGCGCGAACTCGCTGGCGGCTCCAAGACCCAGTTCGAAAAAGAACTGAAGATGTTCGCCGACGAGTCGGAGTACACCGCCTACATGCAGGAATCGTCCGCGCTGACCGCTGGCGGCGACGGCAAGGGCGGTCGCACTGCCTACGACCCGACCTTCGTTGCGCTGCGTCTGGCTAACCCGCTGCGCGGCATCGCCCGCACCGTGGCCACCGAAGGCTCTTCGTATCAGTTCCGCGTGAAGACCGGCAACGCTGGCGCTCAGTGGGGCTACCCGGTGCAGAACAACGGCGCTCCCACCACGGAAGATACGTCGATCTGGCAACTGGTCCTCAAGGACATCAACGCTCAGTTCCCGATCCGTACCGCCGCGCTGGACGACATCGACGGTCTGGAAGCTAACGTCGTTGACGACATGCTGATGGAATTCGCGCAAGCGGAAGCTCAGTCCATGATCAGCAACAACGACCAATCCGGCACCGGCACTTCGGTGGCCACTGGTGGCGCTGATGGCCTGCGCGGTCTGGACCAGTATGGCGGCTCCAACGCCACCTACACGGGCGGCACCGTGACCACTGCGGCCTTCGGCTCCAGCGGCACCGGCTCCACCTCGGGTCTGCACTCTCTGGCCACCTATGACCAGTTGACCACCAACGCCAACACCGTGGGCGCGAATAACATCGCGTACAAGGACGTGGTCAACCTGATCTACAGCCTGCCGCAGCAGTACTGGACCCCGGACGCCAAGTTCATGATCAGCCCGATCCTGCTGCAAGCGATCCGTGGCCTGACCGATGACCAGAAGCGCCCGGTGTACATCGACGGTCTGGCCCGCAACGACGGCATCGTCGGCCAACTGCTGGGCTTCGATGTGGTGGTGAACAAGTACATGGATACCCCTTCCCAGCTCACCACTGGCGCAGCGGGCACCGTGAGCAAGTTCCCCATGGTCTTCGCTGACTGGAGCCGCTTCTACACGATCATCGACCGCCTGAACATGATCATGCGTCGTTACGATCAGACCCTGCCGGGTTACATCACCTTCTACGGTGAGAAGCGTGTGGCCACCTCGGTGCGCGATCCGAACGCTGGCGTTCGTTTCCGCTCCACCGGCACCGCCGCCAACTAAGGCTGACAGGGAGGGGCTTCGGCCCTTCTCTTCTGTCTTTAACTCAACGGGACTCGACCATGAAGACCAACGAACTTTTTCTCAACGGCATCAAGACGGCGCTCACCGAAGGCAAATCCGTCATCGACCTGAGCGAGCAGTCCAACATCACCGGAAGCGGTTCGGGCGTCGGCGGTCGAGTCCTGTTCGACGAGGCTTTCGCCGCTGCGCGTTATATCAACCCCTTCCGCCAAGGCTCGCGGCAAATCGTCCTCGCCAACTCGGACGCGCAGTTCGTGGCCAAGACGGGTAACGCCGCGAACGCCACCAACCCTTGGGGTTACACCGTGAGCCCTAACAGCGGCTCGCCCAATATCGACACTTCCATCTGGCAGTTGCCGGTGCGAGTCGTGTCGGCTCAGATCCCCCTTCGCACGGCAGTTCTGTCGGACGTTAACAACCTCGATCCCGCCATCGTGGACGACCTTGTGGCTGAATTCAGCCAGCTTGAGGCCGCTTCCATGGCCCTGAATAACGACCAAGCCGGGTCCACGACCACCTCGACGGGTGCGACCTCTGGCCTGCGCGGTCTGGCCACCTACCCCGGCAACACCACTGCCGCCTACGGCACCAGCGGCACCGGCCCCACCAACGGCCTGCATACGATCAAATCGGTGGCCAAGGCCGGTGCGACCATCGCCTATGACGACATCGTGAACGTGGTCGGCGCTCTGCCCGCTCAGTACTGGGCCATGCCCGGCACCGCGTGGCACATCCACCCGGACATGATCACGGCCCTGCGTGCGCTCAAAGTGCCCACCACCGGCATCCCCTTCTTCCTTGAAGTTGGCGACGACGACGGCGGCTCTCTGGCCTTCCTGTTCGGCTTCCCAGTGGTGCCCAACCCGTACCTCGACATCGCCGTTGCGCCGATGTACTTGGCCAACTGGCCGCGCTTCATGACCATCGGGGACTTCCCGTCGATCACGCTCAAGCGCATGGACCAGACGCAGCCGGGCTTCATCAACCTGTACGGCGAAAAGCGCGTGGTGTCCACCGTGCGCGAAGTCTTCGCGGGCGTTCGCTTCACCGTTTAAGGACAGCCATGAGCGCCATCGACAGCGTGATGCTCCCGAGTAGCCTCGGGCCGACCCGCAATCCGTTTAACTACGAAGTTATCGAGCAGATCGGTCGCAACACCACGACGGCGTGGCTGACCCAGACAGAGATTCAGAACCAACTGAACCTCTTCGACGACTCCAGCCAAGCGGCCTACCTTGCGCCGCTCGAGCTGGCTGTTCGTATGGCCATCGAGGACTACCTCGGCGTCTCGTTCACCACGGTGTCCTACCGGGTGTACTACGCGCTGGCATCGCTGTACGGCGAGCCTCTGGCCCTCGATGTGCCCTCGACCACCAACGGCACGCCGACCATCACCAAGGTCGCCTACTACGCCAGCGGGATGCCTCCCACCGAAACGGTGCTGGACCCCAGCACGTATTTCTACGACCTGACCGGCAATCGTGTCGTCGTCAGTTCGATGCCCGATGAGATGAACACCAGCGTGTCCAATCCCATCTGGATCGAGTACAACCTTGGCGCAAACCCGATGGCGCAGTATCCCGTCATCAAGCAAGCGGGTCTGCTGCTGCTGACGCACCTGTATAACAACCGTTCGGAGACGACTTCTAAAAAGCAAGTCTCGATTCCGTGGGGCATTGACATGCTGCTGCGCCCGTACAAGCCGCTAGTGCTTTGAGGAGGCGACATGGCCATCGAACGGTACGAGAACGTAGACATAAACACACTGGTCTTTGGCACCAACGCCCAAGGCGATTACACGGCTACGTCGGTCAAATGGTTCTCT